TTTTGTTGGAGGAACTATTTCCGTAATGTGTAAAGAAACGAAAGAGGAAGTTTGGTCCAAGCCGATAGAGGAGGTTTAATGCAATTTTTACATCTCTTTTTGCCTTGCCAATCATAGAGTTGTGAAATACAGTGCTGTAATTGAAATGGTACGTAGCCGTTAATAGCAGCAACCCTTGGTTGTATTTGTGGTGGATTTGTTATTGGCGGACATGAATATTTCTTTCTCTTCTAGGATATTCGGTATATTTCTCCTTTCATGCTTTTGCCGGACTGATATAGATAATGCCGGGTAGCACTTGATAGGACGATGATTGTTCTTTTACTAAGATGCTTCAGTATGACTTTTTTCCGATCCTATCCATTCTTGACATATAGTTGTTATTCATAGCTAAATACACCGTATTCCCAATGAAGCTTTCTGTGGGGATCCCTTTGGTGTTCGTGTAACTATTGTGACTGTTATTATGCCGATGGGGTATAGTATTGATACAACAATGATTTTTCATAATAACTTTTAACTTATGATTTAGATAGCTCCGACTTGTCACAAATCGGGGTTATTCGCTTGTTATGCTATTAAACTTGGTCAGCTATTGGTTAACAATTTCACGCAACAGTAACTCTTTGGAGTAAAAGTGGCAAATAATTTTTTTGTTCACATGAAAAAAACTTTCCCAAAAGCTTTGTATTATTGATTTTCTATGTATCTTTGCATCGTTATTATTTCTCGGGGTATTAGCTCATCTGGCTAATTTTTTCTACTTCTTAATCTGCTGTTTGTCACCTATTTATATTTTTCGTTTTCGTTTGATGTTGAAACAATGTTGAAACAAAGGAGATTTTCATGTTAAAGCCGGGCGTAATCCCCAGCTTATGTTGTTTTTTAACTCTTCCCGGATTCCAATCATGTTCTTTAGTTGTTATTGCTAAAACAATTTTCAAATCATTTCAATTCATCAAGCCTGTAACTACTTCCGTCTATAAATATCGAAGTACCGACAGTTGTAAACGTAGCCTTCTCCCTCACCATTCCACCGAGAGAGTTTTTAGCCCCATAATCCAGTTCCCAATTTACTGTGAAATCTCCATCCTTTGTGTATTTTTCGCTGTACACCTTGAAAGATTCAGGGTCTTTTAAGGTATAATCGAAATATGCTTTATACACTTTCCTCCCTTTATAAACAGCTTCATCGCAGGAACTCATACAGAATAGTGCTGACAAGCCTATTATGGTAAATAGAATCTTCTTCATAATCTTATATATTTAGTTTGTTCTTTAATTCTTGGATTTTTCTAATAGCCTTTTAGCCTTTTCTAATCTTGTAATATACTCCATTACGTCATATTGAACGAAAGCCCATTTCCCGTCTTCATATCTAATGTTTTCATTAGTTTCAAGAGCCTGCATCACTTGATTGTATAACGACGAATCATCTTCGATTGCCCTTCCGGCTCTGCGCTCATTTTCTTTCATAAATACACTTATGGCTATCTTAATGATTCTGATTTCATTATCATAATCTTTCTTTTTCCGATAAAGAATCATTAATCTATCATATGGATGTGTTGCTGGAAGTTGTGGTATAATAGCTTTTTCATATACAGCTATAGCTTCATTTATCATACCTTCCTTTTCTAAATCTATGCCTAATTTAATCAATCTTGAATTTTCATTCAGAACTTCTTGTTGAGCTATTTCTTTAAATTCTTTTTCCTGCTTTTGTTTAAGTGTTTCAAAACGAGATTTTTCCAAATGGTTTAGTCTATATTCGAGTTCACCTTCGTCTTTACATAAGACCTCTCTCGCTTTAATTCCACTTGTTTCTCCTACAATTCCAGCACATTCAAGTTGGTCCATAATACGCCCTGCTCGATTATAACCTATAGCAAATTTACGCTGAATTAATGAAGTAGAACCTTGCTGGTGAATCACAACCAAACGGGCAGAATCTTCAAATAGCGGATCAAGTCTAATCATATCAACATTATTTACAGAGGGATCTTCTATTTTTTCTTCCTCTTCTTTCTTTATAAATATCTCTTCTTTTTTTTTGTCTACTTTTTCTTCTGTATCTGTAATTATCCTATTTATAGGTGTTTCTGTAATTAGGGTTTCATTATCGTTGCCAATTTCATTGTCCATTTGAACTGTTTCCTTTTTCTCAACCGACGATAAATGTAAAGCAAATCCTATTATTATAAGAAGTATAGATAGAGCAAAATGTATACCACAGATTGGCAATATGACTGCAAGGGCATAGCATATAAACGAGAAAAGACATCCAGTATAATTCTTTATTTCATATCCAGAATCTGCATTATTTAATTGCGTTCTATGATTGGACATATTATTGTTACAAACTTTTGTTCTTGAATAGATACCTGTGCCGGGTATTCCTGTCGTAACGTACGTTCCTCGTTTACCGAAATTTACTTTTGCTCCTCGTGGACCAATCGACCAACTTGTACCAGATTTGCTAACATTCATGTGTACTCCAGGAAGTATCTTAATTCTTTTTCTGAAATATAGTCCCATAGTATTAGATTTTATTTATAATAATGTATCGCTTACGATGTGCTGTTTTACTATCCAAAGACTTCTTATTTGATCTATTTCTATATCGAAATCATCAAATTCCTCCGTATTAATAGAGTGAGCAATCCAGTATTTACGAGCCAAAGATTGTTCCTTATACCTACGTAATATCTTAATGTGTCCATGATATTCTCCGGTTTCTTTGTCTTCTACTACTATTCCAAATATGTTGCCAAATGGTATTGTATTTGGATTATCATGAGGAAGTGTATATCTTTTTAAAGCAACCCAACAGCCAGAAGGAAGTGTTGGGGACATAGATCTTCCTACTATCTGTGCTACTCCTTCACAATCTTTGCAATCGGGTAGATACCAATAGCGGGTGATATCTTCGGTAATACTTATGAGTTGGGTTTGCCCAGCTGCAAATTTAAAACTTACCTGTGGCAATAAATGCAATCCTTTATTTTTTGCATCTTGAAATTCCTCTTCTGATGTAATTGATGTGCCGGAAGATGTCGGTATATTAGGAATCACATCATCTGTATTTTTATCTTCGTTTATCGCGTTCCCTCTTCCTGTAAGGATGTACTCCGAATTTATTTTGTTACAATTCATGCAAACAGCAGACAATATATCTGATGGAAGGGATTTTTCTTTCCCGGTATTAGTCTTTCCTCCTTTCATCTGCGAAATTTTAGATTGAGCAGATTTCACTCCATACTTTGTTTCTATTTCATAAGGGGTTATACCAGCTTTTTCTATTGCTTCAAAAAATCTATCAATCATTCCCATAAATTATATCTTTTAATTTGATGCTTTATAAATATAAAGTATATTTGTATCGGAATCAAGTTGCGGATGATTTCGACTAAATTGTTTAACTGTTCCCATTAAGGGACTATATAGGCGACTTAACTTCAAACCGCAACTTTGGAGTTGGTCGCTTTACTTTTATAGTTATGGTAATAATCAATCCTTTTCTATTTGAATCAATGAGAATGCAAATAGAAGAGTCATCTCATACGCCAAACAAAACAATCTGTAAGGATCCATTTAAAGAATCAAACAGGCTTATTGATAATGCAAAAGAATCATACTTCAAGATCTTGAAGGAAGAGAAGCGCGCTATCAGAGAAAGTGCCAATCCTTCCGAGTTTAATCTTTAGTTTCCTTGTGAATGCATCGTCAAACAGTGTATATCCATATCGTGTTTTAAGTTCTTTCAACTGATTAATAACATAATCTATATCTTCCTTATCTTTAGTCTTTTCAGTGGTCTCAAGCATCATGTAAATAGATTGCCTTATATCTGCTATATTTTTTAATTTCATAGCCATGTGTAGCAGGCGTATCTCTATATACATCATAGTTTTTGCTGTATGAATTACATGATGGTCACTTATGTCCTGTAATTTTTCTTCTATTTCATTTTTAAGGTCGTTTTTTAACCCAAAAATGTTATATCCAACCATTACGGCTAATGCTCCTACAACGAAAGAAAGAAAAGCAATCATAGAATCGAATAGAGTCCATGTTACAGGCTCGTATTTGCATAGCCATAGCAATATTGCAATGACACTTAATCCAAGTGCTATCCACGCTATCCAATTTCTATTTCTGTCTTCTTTCTTCATATTATAATAAGGTATAACCTGCTTTTATAGTTAAATAATGTTGTTATACTTTATAATTGTAAAGCAATTCTTTGTTGCTTTACAATTATAAAGTATATTTGCATTATCAAATTAAACTGATACAAAGAAACGAAGATTAATTCAGATTTCAAATAGTATAAACATATTAAAATACACGATTATGAGAACAAGAGAATTTTTACACGAAGTAATGAGCCTTGCTTGGCAGTTCGTTAAGCGTAATGGCTACACCATGAGCGAAGCAATGAAGGTCGCTTGGGCTAACTTGAAGTTGAAAGGTGAGATGAAAAAGAAGATAGTGAAGTTCTACTTCAAAAAAGTGGACGGTTCCGTTCGTGAGGCATACGGTACACTAAATGAAAAGCTGATGCCTGCCATCACTGGTACTGACAACAGAAAAAAGAATGATACCGTCCAGACTTACTATGATACTGAACGCCAAGAATTCAGATGCTTCAAAAAAGCTAATCTGATGTCAATCGCATAAAAGATATGGATATGAATGCTTACACGATTAACCAGCAGTTGGATAGCCTTTATAAAGATTTAGAGGCTGCCCATAACAATGATGAAGAGGCTGTCTGCCTGATGTTCAATGCTGATAGCAAAAAAGAAGCTATCCAGTTGATAACGGATGAGATAGACAGTTTGGAAGATGCCTTAAAAGGTTTTGAAACTTGTGAAGATGATGGCATGGACTACGATGCTCTATGCCGGGTACAAGGTATCAGCCGATACGCATAATACACGATTATGCAACGCACGACAGCCCTACAGACGGATTGAACGGCAACCGATAGCGAGAATCGGGTAGGGTACTATTGATTAGTTCTTTGAAATTCTGTAAAAGCAATTACGGTGTAATTCATAAGCCGTTTTTGCCAACCAAAGATAACAAACGCACATAAGCAAGTTGGAGCTTGTGAGCTGTGCAATGTTTAACAATTAATAGAAAACACCGCAAAGAATCGTCTTTGAGCAGTGAGCATACGGGTTAGGCGTCCGTACTGTTTTCGACAATATAGCCTGTACTGAACTGAAATAAGGTTCTGTTATTCGATTAGGGTACAGGTACTTATTTAAATTTATACGATTATGAAAACAATCCAATTCGTTTTATCTATATTGGTTAGTATATGTGCTGCCGGTATGCTTTACGGGGCTATTACTACTTACAGTCCTATGAAAATATTCTCTATCACTATAATGAGTGTTATATGTGTAGGGTGTGTGTCGCTCATGAGAATAACTTATAGAGAACTTAAAACAGACCACTAAAAGGTAGTCCTATAATCCGGCACAAGGCGCATGGGGATGAGTGCACAATCACCTTGTAAACCAGCTGGGCAGTAATTTATGAAGTAGCATTGTTGGAATGCGTGTAAGCGATTAATTGTTGGTATTAACTTATATTCTAATTTATATATTCATTTAGCTTACAAGAAGTAGGTTCGACTCCTACCTTTTTAACGACATTTTAAATTTATACGATTATGACAGTGGAAGAATTAAGAGGCATGACGCATGAAGATTTAGTAAGGCGTGTGCAGGAACTGGAAGAGGCTAACGAGAAATTAGCTGAAGAGAAAAATACATGGTATAAATCTTGGAGTGATTTGAACCGGAAGTTTGATCATTTCAAGAACGCGGTTAAAAGCATTGTTCTGATAATAGATTAGATATTCGTGTTTTATATTGTGTTTGTACTGGGTGTGCCGTCCGTGAGGATAGTGCACCTTTTTTAATCGGATGGTTAGCTTATCGGTTAGAGCTTCGTGTTGCGCAAATAATTGGCACGATTGAGAGGGGTTCGATTCCCTTACCATCCACGAATCATTAATTAAATTTTACTCTTATGGCAAAAGAACTGAAAGAAAGAACAGAAATCAAGAAAAAGCTGAAAAAGAAGAATGACAGAATCAGCTTTGACTTTAGCGACAAACTTGCCGGACAGCTTCGCAGGTGTACCGCTGATCTTAACAGGCTGGCAAGGATTGATCGGATAATAGACAAGGAGCAAACTTTGTATTCGGTGGACACTAACAGGGAAGCCGGATATATTGAGGTTATTCGCAATTATTAATCAGCTGACTTACACGATTATGAAGAGAGTTTTTAATGAACTTACACCTGAATGCGAGATTACGGCACGAATGTATGCACAAGGGTATGAGAAAAAAGAAATTGCAAACCTCAAATGCCGAGCGGTCAGCACGATAAACAACCAACTGCAAAGAGCTTTTGAGATTTTGAACGTAAGGAACGGCAGAGAACTGGCAACCATGCTATATGAGAGAATAGCTGGTATGAAGTTCACGATGGACTTTTCACCTACTATTAGGTCGGCTGTTGCTTTCTGCCTGTTGTGCATCTTTTCTTTTTCGCTCTATCACGAACAGGGCGATATGAGAAGGGGACGAAGAACGAGAGTTGAACGAATTGAAAGAACTGGACGGTATGGAGGTAAGACTTGAATTATTTGAATTTAAAAATATCTGCATGGACATGGCGGAGCTTGGTGCAGCTGCCAGTGAGAAGAAACGGTCTCCTGTATCTGATGAAATCAAGCAAAGAGAAGCGTTCAGATGGTTAAAGACACTTGGGTATGAACCTAACTTTTTGGAAAAGTTAGAGAAAGAAGGATTGGTGCATAAGAAAAGAAAAGGCTCATCCAGAAATTCTCCTATCATATATTCCAAGTTCGAGATACAATCCGCTATTAATGCTTTTAAAATGAGTAAATATCTGAACAAATAACCCTATAAAATTTACGATTATGTCACTGATTAAGAAAAGTAATGAATTAGTTATCCCGACCACCGTGAAGATGATGATTTACGGTCAAGCCGGAATGGGAAAGAGTACGGTAGCATTGAGCGCACCGAAACCGCTGCTGTTGGACTTCGATAACGGCGTGAAGCGCATGAACATGGCGCACTTGGAGAATATAGACACGGTACAGGTCACTTCATGGAGCGATGTTCAGCAAGTTCTTCAAGAGGACTTGTCCGCTTATCAGACCATTGTAGTAGATACCATCGGCAAGATGATGGACTTCATCATTACTCACAAGTGTGGAACCCGCCAGCCGTCCATCCGTGATTGGAGCGGTATCAATGCAGAGTTTTCATGGATGACACGAACACTTTCGGGGCTTAACAAGCACATCATTTTCGTTGCCCATCGCGACACAAGAAAAGAAGGTGATGATACGGTGTTTATCCCTGCATTGCGTGAAAAATCCTACAACTCTATCGTTACTGAACTGGATTTGCTCGGTTATCTTGAAATGAAAAGCGAAAGAGGCGTCCAAAGACGTACTATCACTTTTGACCCAACTTCAAGAAATGACGGTAAGAATACTTGCAATCTTCCTTCAGTGATGGAAGTTCCTACCATCCTTGACAAGAATGGTAATCCAACCGCAAAGAACGACTTTATCACCGCCAAGATAATCAATTCGTATTTGGGTATGCTTGCTGCCAAGAAAGAGGCACAGGAAAAGTATGATAAAGTTATTGAAGAGATAAAAGAACAGATCGAACTTATTACGGATGCGGAATCTGCCAATAATTTTATCGCGCAAATAGATAACTTTGAGCACGTTGGTTCTTCAAAGCAAATGGCGGCAAAGTTGGTAGCTAACAAAGCGAAGTCTTTGAATCTGAAACTTAATTCAGAAAAAAAATATGAACCAGCAGCCTAAATATCGTATTTACGCAACGCTTCTTGATGCCTTTGGGGCATATCTGAATAGTGATGTGATTTGGGATAAGTACTGGGGGTGGTCAGAAAATCCACCCCATACTCCCGAAGAATTTCACGAACAACAGTTTCAAGAACTGATAGACCGGATTAACCGCAAGTCATTCGACAGCGAAGCGGCAGACAAGGGAACAGCCTTTAATGAGGTTATTGACTGTATGGTTGAAAATCGGAAATCCGAAACCGTGCAGGTTGAAAAGATATATAAGGTAATACGCGAAGGAGCTTGTGACGAAACAGGTAAACCTTTGTATTACGATGAGGTTCAGACCAACGAGGTTATAGGTTTGAAAGCTACCTATAATAATCGTGTTTTTACTTTCCCAATCTCACTTTGCCGAGAGTTTTCCGGTTACTTCAAAGGAGCATTAACCCAACAAAGAGTAGAAGCGATTCTTCCAACCGCATACGGCAATGTTTTGGTTTATGGTTTGATTGACGAACTGATGCCTACCAGTATTCACGACATCAAAACAACCGGTAGTTATACCGTGGGAAAGTTCAAAGATCACCACCAGCATTTAGTATATCCATACGC